ACTTGCTTTTAATCTATTGAGTACATCGGGCTTAACTTTCGTTATTTCTACCCCGAATGTTCTACTAATAGACAAGCTGTGTATTGCTTCTACCGCTTTCTTGTATATCTTGTGTTTATACACTGCATCTACAACTACTTTACAAACCTGTGTAGCATAATCCCATGCTCCCGGCATAGGTGTTTCCAGATCTTGTTTCTGTTTTTCAGAGATGTCGCGTCTTGAGTATTCTTTCTGTTTGATCTCATGCTGTAAACTCTCAGTTGTGATATCTAAAGACAAGCCTCCCATAGACACATGAGTTCTTTCTATGATATCAAGATCATCTAAGCTAACATTCCATTTATAGCATAAGTATTCATATTGGACCCTTTTTATGTCAGCTGCTACGCTACTTAACATACCCCGCTGCTGCGCCTCGGTTATACGTGTTACAATAGCCTGCTGTAATGGCAAGACCTTATTAGGTACTGCCATCTCTGTAGGCCCGTGCACCAATGTAGCTATAGCCCTACTTAAATACTGTCCACTACCTCCATCATAGTGATCAACGCGCAAGAACTCTGCGATAGAACCTAAGAAACATTTAGACATCTGGAACCTGACGTTATGCGACTCTGCACCTGCTACTAATGCTTGTACTTGTTGCAAACTATCAACGGCCGCTAAAACATCATCACCATTATGAGTTGCTACTAAATCCCTGTCTTTAGTTAGCAAGCGTATATATATGTAATTAAGTACCGTGTTCATAAAAGTTGTCAGTCGCCAGCCTGACAGCAACGTACCTGTCGTCTTGTAAAATTGGTCTCGTCCCTGTTCTTTAATGTAACATGAATCTAGTGAGTGTAGTATCCACGGAAATACTTTACGCTGTTCAGCCGACATCTTCTTCCCGAACACAGCAAAGTAAGCTTTCAAAACCTCCCGCATGCTTTCTACGGAGTGTTGAGAGTTGAAATCTTCAAAATCAAAACAGTAAGGTATACCATTACGCATTATTTCACGAACCGTAATCCTGACGTTGTTCTCTTCAGCTCCAGGCCCTATCGGGAACAATCGTGATAGTACACGCTCACAGTCACCGAATACAAATCCAGTTAATATGAAGTTAGTTGCATCTACGCCATAGATAGCACGCATCTTGGTCCACTCACATTTAACTGAAGGCCAAGCTCTGATCTCTGGTGGTCGTAATAGTAGATCATCTAACTTTGGCTTGGGCATCGCATTAAGGCTGAAAAACTTGTGCCTGTTCAGACTATCTTTAGCCACATATTGCAAATCCTCTTCATATTGAGAATGATATGCGCCAGTGGGTGCCCACTGCCACCGCTTATTAATATACGACGACCACTTTAGGTTATCCACTTGCCCACCCAGATTCTTAATACGTGTGAACAAACTGCCAGCTTCCTGAAAGATGGCCTTAGCATCAAAATTTGCTAAGTTCGGTCTTGTCCTGTTTTCTTTCTCGCTATGCCAGTCTACACTCCCAAGACCTCGATTGGCTAACACCTCCATTTCAAAAAAGGGTTTGAGATCTAACGGGACCAAGTTTTGTAAGGCCTTAAGCCTGAGAGTGAATTTATTCTTAATTTTTTTAATAAAGTCGTCAAGACTATCGAATTTCCATTGCCAAATTCCTGAGCAAGATATGTATTGCCAAGCAATATCGGGAATTGACTTCGCCCAAATTATAAGACCTATGAACATTGATTCATGCATCCCTAGTTTAGCCAAGTGTTCTAGACATGGGTATAAGAACCTAGCTCTTTGGTCAAACCAGCTAATTCCGAGCTTCCTGAGCTCTTTAATAGTTAGATGTCGTAGATGTAGGGAAGAAATCTTAGTGATAGGAGGATCACTAGCACCTGTTAGCCATGAGTGTATTATAGGGTAGTTCTCTAAAGTACCCCTAAACTGTTTCATACTACTCCGGGTAATATAGAAGGCATGTCTTAAAACGTCTACATCATCTATAAGCCCGTAAGGGAAAAGATCAGGACCATACTGTAACCTAGACAACCGAAGTAACACACTTTTGGGCATGTGCTTCAGCGGTAGAGTATTATGTATATACAATACAGTGAAATCATGATCTGGTAAATAATAAGCTAAAACTGGCACAGCCCTACCCCTAATGTGTATGTGTATAATACCATCAAGATTAACCCCATTCAATATATCATATAATAGAAAATTAGCTTCGCTAAAACTCGTCTCTTCTAGGACATCTCCGTTTGATAAGCAATACATAGGCACAGCCATACGTTTATCAGTCAGTGGTTTTAGACTTGAGGTCCTGCCTCCACTCCTGCTGGTTGCACCTCTGGTGGATCCGGTGGTTTGTCTTCTTGTGATTCGATTAACGGTAATACTCCTTGGGTTGTGGGCAACGGTACGCCTGCGTGCAAATGTTCCACACGAAAATCCGCCGTCTCAAAGTCATATACTGCTGCCAAAGCAACAGTGTACTGTTGCCCTGCGTCTGTTGCTACCTTGATCTCAGTGATACCCGACTGTAATGCTAGCACATGTCCTCCACTAGGAGCATTCCAATTAGGCTCGAGCTGGGCCGATGGGATATCCCGCGACCAATACACAGTTGTCTTAGTGCGTAAGCAGAATTCAGTACTTGTCCCAAAAGTATAATCACGTGCTACTATACTCTCTAGTGTGTATGATTTAGGTTCTTCTAAATCCTTGGGTGTTACTGGTGGCATAGCCACACTAACGTCGTTCGCCGCATATATAGTATGACGACCATTTCTGGTCGGGTGCTGATAATTGACATTATATCCTTGAAATCTAGATAGTACGCCTAAAGCCCATAAGTCATTATAATTTAATGCTTGCATGACTCTACGTACGTTTCTCTTCTTTACCCCCGGACTAATATTGTATATAGAACCATAAGGGGTACCAGCTATCAAAGAGCCTGCCAGACCTGCTATGAGTGTAATACACGAAGGTGCAACTATCGTGTTCATTAGTATATAATTATCCCTTATATCGTAGCCATAGTCTGTAATATTTTGGAAGTTCAAAGTACCGAATGGTACTCTTTTATTATAGCAACTCCTCAATGGTTCAGTCCATACAGTGGCCACACATGAGTGTGCTCCAGTCGGTACGGCTCTACCAATCACGGCTGAGAACATGGCATCGGCCCTATAATGTTCGTCCACCGTAAGATTAGTTACTCTAGATAGACCGACTAGTAGATCCATCAAATTCTTTTTGTTAAATATGGTGAAGTATTCACCCCAATACCAACAAGTGTTAGCAAATACTGATTCGATGATCAAAGAATCTGATTCGGTATCTAGACTTCTCACTGCTTGAATGGCTTCGGCGGTCGTACACACTCCTTCTTCCTGGAGCAAAATGTGTATAGCTGCCCTTTTGAGACCCAACTTTGGCAAGTATAGAGTGCGAGGCACCTGAGTCCACCAATGTGCTTCTACTGTCTCTGTCGCAGGTTGGGCCAACCAGTATTTACATGCTCTCAGAGCTGCTAACATGTCTTCATGCCACCTATGGTTATTCACTAACTTGATTATAATGGCTCGCACTTCTTCTGCACTATAAGTAGCTGTCATAGGCACTATTTGAGTAGGGGTGGTTATGCCTATCTTCCCCTCAATACCTAAATCAATGACTTGATCACACAAGAATGGAGTATGTCTCACATCATCTTGAATAATGTTGTCTAGTATAGCCAGATCCTTGGAAGTTAAACCTGAGCAATTTAAAAAACCAAAGTAGTTCTTGAAATTGTCAACTGTTGCATCATCTGAAAACCAATTGTCTTTGGTGTTTTGTAGAACATAAACATAATTTAAATCTGTTGTGTGTTGTCCTACAGGCACTATGAACCTGTTTTTAATGAAGCCAAAAGTATCGCCAAAGTGATTACCACTTCGGCTGTGCCCGTCATTGTAATCATACATTTTCCACACCTTGACCGTCTTGACTAGTCTTGCGTCAACATATTCAGGGTTCGGTAAATGTACTCCACCTACTAATATGTTTTGTGGGGGTAGTGTCGTACTCCAGACTAGGATATCCGCAAGGAGGGCTTGTGTGGATTGGTCTGTCGATATTATTTGTGCTCCATCCTCATGGTTACGCACAACTAAAGCTAGTTTTTCAAGCTGGGCTAACTCATCACCAGCTCTAACTATAGACATCACTTGAGAAGCTGTGAATTTGATAGTGTGATCAAAGACTTGCGTCTTACCTATCATTTTGAGCAATTGATACCTTAGATATAACTTAACGATTAAAGCGGTGGAATTATCATAAAAGTCGTTAGCGAAGACAGCATTATAGAATCTACCATAACGTGCCTCCTTAACGTCAGAACTTATGCCTAACTCTCTGAGTCTTTTAATTATCACCGTCTCATTCGGTAAGCCCTCAGTAGTCACGTACTTTTTGTTCAATCCATAGATTGAGTGCTGTCGTGTGGCTGCTACTATAGTCTGAGCCATTCCGTATATCGTTGCCTTCGCTGCACAAAATACCTTCCCTCTGTTTTTGTATTTCTCGCCTATTATATCCATTATGCCCGGGGCATCAAGTGTGTGCTTCTTAAGGTTTGCGTCTACAACGAGAGTAGTGTCTCTGTCTCGCTGTATGTCTTGGTCAGCTAGGAGCGCGGGCTCTACTTTAGCTAACCCGAGAGCTAGTTTAGTTTTGAACATGATTTGTCCTGTCCCATAACTGAGAAAATTGGTGTTAACTTGGATTAGATCTTTGATGTAGTCCATGTTGTAAGAGTGTTTTTTCGCTTTGGGGATTGATAT